AGGTACTCCTTGGGGTTATTAGCACTTACCAGATCGAAGCTGGCAAATATCCTACTATTAGCATTTTCAGGAGTTTCCTGAAATACTCTAAGATTCTTGATTGTCCATCGAGCCGGGACTCTTCTCCTGTCATTAGGAGTTGAATATGGAGCAGCATGTTTAAGACTTTTAGAATTATTGTGTACTATATAGTATCTCATTGTTATACCTCACCAATAAATTATAAATGGATCATGATACAGATTATCGGTAACGAATGGCTTTCCATATGAGCACATTTGGAAGTGGTTCATTACTGTATCAATCATATCAGGATCTTCTTCATTGCTTATATATGTTACTTGATACTGTTTAGTATACAAGTAATTTTTATTATCAGCCGCGAAACCTGATATGCCTGCTCTCTCGACGAGAAAACATGGGTAATGCATTCTCAGATTTGGAGGCGGCTGAAAATAAACATTATTAGAACCCAATAAAGTCTTGAGTTCATTCTGGAGGCTCTCTGACGTCATTCCCATCTTGGTATATACCTCCTATATCTATAGTAAGTCTCGGATGATCTACAGTGATGTTCCCAACTTTCCATTTCGTTCCGAGCCATTCAATCCATTTCATGTTCATAAAATTCTGATTTGCAAATGGATCAGATATAACAGAGAAACGATTATTAACATGCAGGTCATCATTTATCTGGGAACCAGAATCATACCTTTTATTAATAGACTCAATGGTTCCATAGTAATGCTTTTTTACCATCTGAGGCTTCCATACAGTGGCCTTACCGGGCCCAGGGGAAACCTCAACCATGGTTTCAAATCCAATAAGTCCGTGCCATCTCATATGAATTACTCCTCTTTGTCTCCATGCCCAGAATATAACTTGAAAGCGTTAATTACTTCTACGTACTTAGCAGAAGTTTCAGTCGAAGCCTCGAGCGCTTTCGTTTTTGCTTTCAAAAGTTTATTTTCCTCGGCTAATTTTTCTTTCTCAAGATCCTCTCTTGCTGTTGCAAGCTTTAAATAATGGCAAATTATCTGAGAGCTTGCAGTACCTGCGCGTAATTGCCTTTCTGCTTCATTAACAGCAAGATTACATAACTGTTTCTCTCTGGCTTCGGGGTCAATTGCCCTGCGGTTTAACCGCGTTGTTGATGGCTTACTCTCCGGTTCTTTCTTCCTTCCCACAAGAATCAACCTCCTTTTATGCTACTTTTAGAGCCCAAAATTGACCCTCTCCCAAAAGGCCAATATACTTTGTTTTTCCCAAAAATCCCGCCGGAGAATTTTTAAAGGCCGCCGCGATTAAGGGGAGGGGGTATAATTTTCGAGACCCCCCCTATGTCTTTAAACGTGTTTTGTATGGAATTGCATCCTCGTTAGCCAGGTTGCTTAACAAAACTCAAAGTTTTCTAGGTAAAACAAAGACAAAATGAAATTGAAATGAAAAACTGACAACAATTTTTAATCAATAACTATTTACTTTTTGCTAAACAACATTAAAAAGAAGTTAACATGAATAAACAATTATTGATTAGAGATTGTTTATCTCTTTGAATCAATCGTTATAGTCTTGTAAGTTCTACACTGGTAACATGCTAGAGTTTGTAATGGGTAGGTATGTATGGCAGTGTACATATAGGAGGTAAACTACATGGAGTGATGTGAGCGTCTCTAGTAGTACCAGTGTAGCCTTACAAATTAAGAAAGGAGAAGTACATGAATGGCAAACATGTACCTAAACCGGTAACAACTTTTGAACTTTGGTGTACCGGTTGAGAACATCGTTTTTAACTATATTGTCAATAGCAGACTCGGTTATTATGACTTCTTCGCTAGGAACAAGTTCATCAGGAACGTTTTCCATAGCTCGAGCTAACTTTCCACAACAATCATAATCGTGATCGTTATCGAATCGATACCAATCATCAAAATTATCGAAAGGATTGTAAGGATTGTCAAAAGTAGTTAGCATAGATTTGATTATTAAGTTCTGTTCACTCATAATTCTATGCCTCCTTTAAAACTCTTGAAATCGTTGAAGTTGAACAACCCATGATGTCAGCTATTTGTGCAATTGTATAAAAACCATTGTGCATATTTCTAATTCTTGCTATTTGTGCTTCAGACAAAGAGTTTCCAGTACGAGGAGTTGCTCTTTCTCTAAGAGAATCAGGATTAGTGTTCTTGAGTATCTTATCAAGGGTATTATGGGATACTGCACCTGACTGTATAGCAGCCCATTCCCTATCAGTTATCTCTATCTCCCTGTCCTTACGGTTAGCACCCACCTGAGTTCTGGCAGTCTCGATAGCTATCTGCCTTATCTTCTTAAGGTCTTTAGCACTAAGGTTAGGATCTGCAGTGATCTTCTGGTTCACTATACCATAGGCTATGTTCTGAGCTCTAGCCTCCTTAGGCTTAGCCCTATATGCCTGGTCTAGTTTAGCCGCTAAGGACTCTACCTCTTCTGCATACTCTTTCCTTGCGGTAGGATTATACTCAATGTCTTTTGTGTACATGTAAGTACGTCTAGCATCATTAGCAAGTGCTTTTAACTGATTAGCATAGTTGGCATAGAGTATCTCGGGCTCGCTCCTTATCGCGGAGATGAGGGTACGTGCATCCCTAGTCTCTGCCATCTGGGTACTATTCTTAGTGGCAACTTCACCAGTATCATAGTACTCCTTATGCTCTTTACCATTCTCATCTTTAACAATCCTGGCTGCGGTCTTAGTCCTACCTGTCTCCTTAAGGATTACTGCTCCTTCAGGGAGTGAGGGATCATACCAAGGCTTACCAATCATGTTGTAATGAGGCTGTCCACCTGTTTCAGGTACTCTTTTATCACCAGCAGCTCTTGACAATAGTGTTGATGCTCCACCTCTGTGAATTGTACCATATTCATCATATCTGACCTGATACTTCTTCTTAAGTGAAGCTATGTCATTGTCTTCTTCAGACTGTTTCCAATCCAAATGATGCTTTGTTGCATCGATTATTGTCTGAGCATGCTTGGTAGCTTTAGCTATGTCATCAATAGGAGCTCCTGCAACTGTCATATCAGTGAGAAGGTTAGTGGTAACGCCCATTTGTCTCTGTTTTAATGATTCGCCGAGAGGTGTAATAGCAATACCATTCTTGTTTATGTAAATCTCTTTACCATTCTCATCATAAGATACTTTAGTTCCATAAACTTCCTTCGGATCATAACCCTTAAGAGCAGGAATAGGGTCAGAATTATTAATCTTAACCTTATTGCCTCTACCTGTAGGTATAACAATTACATCATCACCGTCAAAGTCTGCTCCAGAAAGACGATCAGCATTCTCTTTGTTAATTCCAACAACATCAGTAGGTGTCTTACCAAACATCCTTATAGCTTCTTTGTTCTTGTTATTAACTGTGAGAATAGGAATCTCAAATGTTCCCTGATGAGGGAATCTGATGAGAGCTACCTGTTCACCATCTCTATAGTTAGGAGCATACACTTCATCATTCTTAAGAGACGGTACAGGCATAATTACCTGATACTGCTGTCTGGGTAATGACGATGCTTTAAGACTTACAGCTCTACCATCACAACCATCAGCAAATTTCTGAAGGTAATACTTACGAACGGTAGGGTTGTTAATATTTAAAATATCCTGGTATTCATTCTTAATGTCCTGAATAGAATAATCCAGCTGTTTCTTTATCAGATCAGTATTCTGCTTAGATAAGAACTGAGCAGGGAGATCTTTTGAATACTTCTGCCAGTCTCCTTCATCATGAATCTTATTGATCGCTGACTGTTTCTTTTCTCCAGTAACAGGATCATCATAATCAGACTGACCACCTCTCATTATGACTGCTCCGAAAGGATTATACTCATCAATCTTTGACTTGTCATTAGGATCTTTCTTCATAGGCTTAAGAACACCATTAGATCCATCAATCATCTTAATATCAGATTTCTTGTTAGTGTTAAAACGAATATCAACACCATCAGGAAGGTCATCAGCATAAACGGCCATACCTTTCAAATAGTGTGTTCCATCAACAGCTATACGAACCTGAGCATAATGTGAATTACCAAGACTAAGATCAGGAACACCTCTACGAATCTCAATAACTCCATCTTTATCAATTCCGCCATCTTCGGCATAGTTGATCATTATTCTCTTCGAATCGATCGATACAGGAGGTTTGGGAGCATTCCAAGTCAGTCCAGCATCATCTGAGTGATACTCTGCGACTGACTGGATCTTTCCCTCATCCCTTGCCAGATATACCTGTCTCTGCATTTCCTTCTCTGACATTCCAGGAGGGAACTTGCAAGCGACCCATCTGTTAGTCTGCTGACCAGGGTTTGTGACCTGAGGCATACCAACTGATGTAAATATAGTATATCCATCACTTTTCATAAGAGCTACGGCTT